TACATTCTCTATTTATTACCCCCGTATTTTCACTACAATTAAAAGGCCACGAACATCTTATTGATAACATATATCAATTAAGAGAAAAAGATGAGATGGGTATGCCTCGCTCAAACGTAGGCGGTTGGCATAGTCACGATGAAATATATAGTATTAAAAAATTTAGACCTTTAGTTGGTGACATTCTTAAATATGCCAAAGATTGTTTTAATCATTTAGATGTTAAACATAATTATGTTCCAGAGATAACGGGTATGTGGGGTATGATAAACCCACCGAAATCACGAAACAATGTACATACGCATCCATATAACTATTTATCAGGTGTATTTTATCTAAAAGCCCCTAAAAAGTGTGGAAATATTGTGTTTCTAGAGCCTAAACCACAGTCAGAGGTACTATCGCCCCCTAAAACAGATAAAGCTTCTATACACCTCGCCCACAGCGTACAATGGGAGCCTGTTGAAAATTCCTTGATTTTTTTCCCTTCATGGTTACAACATGAGGTACAAACAAATAATTCTGATGAAGATAGAGTTATCATCAGTTTTAACATAAATTGGAGAAACGAAGATGCCGATAGTTGAACCTGCTGAATTATTAGGTCACATTACGACTGAAGATGGAAGAAAGATTCCACATTATAAAGTAAAAACTGAAACAACAATTACACATGTAGATACTGGTGCTGAGTATAATTCAGAAGCAGAAGCTCAAGCTGACGTTGATAATCCAGGAACATCTACAACTGCTGAAAAAATTAGAAGAGATGTAAAAGTTTTTGCTCCTTCTTTAGCAGATATGTTAGGTGAAACTCCTGAGTAATTAAGCGCTACACGCTTCACATTCCATATCAGAATCTAAACCTGTTACCATAACAGTCGCATCGGAGTTATGTGGTTTACCTTGAATTGTATGTATATGAGGCACGTTTTGATGTTTTAGTAATTCTTTTTGTAGTCTTTCATTGTCTCTTTCCACTGCTAATAAACGTTCGTGGTAACGACTCACCTTATCAGCAAGGGTAGCTATAGCCTTCAATACTTCTTGATTTTCCATAATATCTCCTTGATTTATAATTTTTGGGTGAGATCTAATTTAAACATGTGTACAGAATATATCAAGTAATCTTTTTAAAATTGTTTTCTTGACAGAGAATTTGTGTTATGAAAGTGATAGAAAAAAGAATGAAAGCACAAACAAACGTCTTTGGTAGAATGGTTAAAAGATACGATATGCCTTTAGAGGCTATCGATGATTTAAATTATAAATACGAAGAGCATAGAAAAAATCTTAATTCTTTTGGTCCAAGATTAGCAGGAAGATTAGATTCTGAACTTGAGTTTACACATCATATTGGTAAAACTAAAATATCTAAAAATATAGTTGATTGTATGAATGACTATATTGAAACACTAGAAAAAATAAATTTATATAAAGGAACTAAAGAATTAGAAATTTTAAGTTGTTGGATAAATGATATGAAAGAAGGAGAATACAATCCTCCTCACACTCATCATGATAATACTGGTTGGTCTAGTGTGATGTTTTTAAAAATACCAGAATTTATAAATGATGTAAAAGACCCACATAAATTTAAAGATGGTCAGTTAGGTTTTACAGACGTTGATGGTGTAGACACTACATGGATGGAACCTGAAGTAGGTCATTTTTATATTTTTGAGGCTAGGCATCAACATTGTGTTATGCCTTTTAAAACTAAAATAAAAGGAGCAACTAGAAGATCAATGTCTTTTAATTTTATACAAAAAATAAATAGTGATGATAAATAAGAAGATTATATTTTGTGCAACTAATAAAGAAATGCTTGATGTATGGCCACATCCTAAACCAGCGTCAAGATTTATTCCCGATGAATATAAAAAACTTGAAAGATTTGTTGGAGGTAATGTTCATGATCCAACATTAAAAACATGTATACCTTTTTTAGACTCAATGACTGCTGGTTACATTATACCTTTTGATCAAGATTATGTGGTAGACTCTGTTGAAGATGATTTTTCTGTAACTCCAGCCAGTAAAAAAGAAGAGGATTTTGGTTTTCATAATCAAACACAACTACCTAATTCTTGGAAAAAAATATCAGGTAAACATGCAGGTAAGTTTCATAGTAAATGGTTAATTAAAACACCTCCAGGATATAGTTGTTTATTTATTAAACCTATGAACAGATTAGAACCTAGGTTTGAAATCATAGCAGGAATTGTTGATACAGATACTTACATTAATGAAATTAATTTTCCTTTTATTTTACATAAAAGAAATGAACAGTTTATAATAAATAAAGGTGAACCTATGGTTCAAGTAATTCCTTTTAAAAGAGAATCATGGAAAATATGGTCTGGTTTTTATATGGAAAAACTTCATGCAAAAACATTACATATGTTAAATAGTATATGGATTGATAAATATAAGAAAATATTTTGGAGAAAAAAAAGTTTTAAATAATTACGAGTAATTTGGATCGTAAGCCATCCAGTTTGCTAAAGCATTACTTGTTCCATTATCTTCATCGGCTTTTGCGGCCGAAAAATAATTGGCTTTTGCTTCTTCAATTTGTAATTGTCTTGTTTCAGCCCAAGTTAATAAAGCTGCAATAGTAGTTGATCCTACAGCATCACTGGTAGCAGATAAGTTAGTATTACCCGTCATATTTCCAGTAGCTGGATCTTTACTTTGTATTTCATTTTGCCCTACTAAATTGTTCCAAATAACTGCGTGAATAGTGTTTGGAAGCCAACCATCTACCCAATTCTTACCTTTATCAGCCCATTTAATATGGTATGAATCATCAAGTGTAATGCTATCTCCATTTAATATTACTATTTGTGTTGCCATCAATATCTCCTAATGCTTTATAATATAGTTTACCACCACAAAAGGTGAAAATGAATTTGTTCCTGCAGCCGTAACGGATCCAGTTAAACTTGTTGTGATATTACCAGTTAAAGTTCCTGATAAAGTGTGAGAGTGATTGTGTCCAGTTCCAGAGCCTGCGCTTGCTGTAACGTCATTATTGAAACCATCATTTGTTACGTTTTGACGACCCATTCCTTGTACCTGGTTTCCTCCAGATCCCCTTTGATAGTTAGCACCTGCAGCATGATTGTGACTTGCAAGTTGTGCAGTTGTTAATGATGTATTACTAATAGCTCCTGTTATGGTTACAGCTTGATTTGTAGCATTTGTAGCAGCTTGGTTGTTTGTTACAGATACTGTTACTGTATTTGCTCCACCAGTGCCTGCTAAATTATATGTATTACCATCATAACCTTGAGGCATTTTACCTTGTAATTGAGGAACATTGAAAGTTGTTGATCCATCACCAGATCCATAAGTTGTAGAAACTATAGCAAATAATTCTGCATATGTTGATCTTGATACAGCTGAACCGTCACATAATAAGTAACCTGCTGGGGCTGTAGCTTTAGTCCAAGGCTTAATTGCGCCTACTTCACTTCTGTTTACTATATCTTGTAAGTTAGCCATTAGTCGTTATATTTCAACCT